AGGGAAGATATAAATACCACTTATCTTTCTCACAAATAAAAGAACACTCTTTACAAGAAAAGAAGAATATACCTGTAAAGGTATTTGTCACAATGGCAGAGTTTAAAGATTTATTGCTTGCATATATGACAGAATATCCTGATATTTGTCCAGACAAGAATAAATTAGTAGTAAACGGAGTTACATTTAAACTCTACTTAGAAGAAATAAACAATGGTAAAACCATTTAATATAAAAGTAAAGAATAAACAAGAATTGTTTTTAGCTTACTTAAAAGCAATAAATTGGACTTTGCCTGAACAGTTAACTGATTCAGAGTTAGAAGTCCTGTCGTATCTTGTGTATTATAATAACTTCTATGCAGCTGAGATAAAGTCAGATGAAATAAGGTATGACTTACTATTCTCTTCTTCAACAAAAAAGAAGATAAGGGAAGAGTTTGATATAGATGCACAAAAGTTTGAGACTTACTTAAATAAACTACGTAAAAAAGGTATTATCACAAACAATGCTTTATCTAAACAAGTAGTAATAACAATGGAAGATAAATTAGAAATACGTTTTACAATGGCTGTAAAAGAAGCGCCAAAACCAATAGAAAATGAAAGACCTTCTTTTGATGCCTTTGTAGATGAAGCAATAGAAGTACCTGAATTAAAAGCAGTAACTTTTATAGATGATGATGACTTAGATATATTATAATGAAACTGGATTATAGATTAGAAAGATTAGTAGAAAAACATGCCAAAAGGTGTGGTATAACTAAAGCAGAAGCTTTGGAAGTAGTATCTGCTTATTTTACTAACATAAAAGATAAGATTACAGGCTCTTCTTATGAAGAAGGGTTTGTGGAAATATACATGCCTAAGTTAGGAGAGTTTTGCCCTAACTACCAAAAAATAGAAAAAGTACATGAAGTTATTGAAGCTAGAAAACAATCATCTTTGTAGTATAACTCCTGAAGCACTTGGATTAAAAGTATTCAGAGATATATGGGAAAGGGATAAAACAAAAAATAAAGACAGGGCTAAACTAGACTTGTCTTTTGTGTATTTCTTTGCTGACTGGCAAAGTACTTTTAAAAAGCTACCAACTGAAGATAAGATACTTACTTTAGAAAAAGAAGTATACGATAATAAACAGAAAGCTGATGAACTAGTTTTAGCAGCAGCAAAGTTATATGAAGAAATACAGAATGAATCATCATTCTCTCTTAAATACTTAGAGTCTGTAAAGAAGACTGCAATGAAGATAGCAGATTACTTAGAAAAGATAGACCTTGCAGAAAGGACTAAATTAGGAGGACAAGTATACAATACTTCTCAATTACAGAAAACCATTGCAGATTTTCCTGAGACTATAAAGAAGATTATAGAAATGGAAAAACAAGTACAGGTAGAATTAACTCAAGACCCTAATCTAAGGGGAGGAGCACATAAATCATCATTTGAAGATTAATATGAAATTACAAGAAATAATAGACCACGCAGTGGCCAACAATTTAGGTAAAAAAGAAGATAATATAGATTATTTAACAATAGAATGTACCCATGAAGAGTATAAAACTTTTGCAAGAGAAATAGAAAATAATACAACGCCATATAAACCAATGAATGGTGTAGAACCCATTTACAAATTGCCGCCTGGAACATTCTATAGATTTCAAAATTACAATGGAGTATACCTAGAGATTATAGTAAATAAAGACTTAAAGAATTGGAAAATTAGATAATGCTTACACAAGAAGATATATTAGCTTTTACTGAAGTACGTAGGCACTTTGAAGAGTACAAAACATATTGTCCTTTTCCTGAATCACGTACACCAAACTCTCGCTGGATGCAATTCTGGCAAAGAGAACAAGAGCGTATATTAAAAGGTTACGAATATTTACCTAACAAATTCATTACAGGAGAACTATACTATTATTTCAATTATAGTATAATGGACAAGACTGTAGAGAAAGGTGGTATTACCTATACTCTTATGGGTGCTCCTGATACATGGGATGGAACTATTGAAGTAGATACATACTATCAGGAAGCAAAGAAGAACAAAAGAGATTGCTTTATATTAAAAGGTCGTAGGAAAGGTTTATCATATTATGCAGCTAGCTGTGCATCAAGGTTATACCATTTTGTAAGGAATAGTAATACATATGTAATAGCAGCAACCAAGCAATACATCTTAGGAGCTGACTCTACTATGACTAAGATATTTCAGAATGTTGACCACATGTCTGAACATACACCTTTTGGTAAACTACGTCAAAAGATAAATAAAGCTGACCACATAAGGGCAAGTTACTTAGAAAATGTAAATGGACAGATAATAGAAAAAGGGTATAAATCTAACATTGCAGCAGTAGTACTAGATGATCCACAGAAACTAAGGGGTAAGAAAGGACAATTGATCATTGTAGAGGAAGCAGGTTCATTTCCTAACTTACTTGATGCAATACCTATCATACGTAAATGTATTTTGGAAGGTACTCTAAAGATAGGAACCATATTAGCTTTTGGTACAGGTGGTGATGAAGGCCCAGGATTTGCAGCAATGGAAACTGTATTCTACAAACCTGATGCATACGGATTTCACGCAATAAAGAATGTATGGGAAGAATCTAAATCTTCTCAACCGTGTTGTTTCTTCTTTCCTGCGTACAAAAATTATCTTGGTTTTATAGATGACTGTGGAAATTCAAAAGAAACAGAGGCAAGGGATTACATACTTAACCAAAGGGCAGAAAAGAAAAAATTAGGTGTAGATAATAAGACACTGCTTAAAATGGCAGCTGAAGATCCAATTACACCTGAAGAAGCAATGCTTCGTACAAAGGGAACTTACTTTCCGATAACTGAAGCAAAGAAAAGACTTTCAGAACTATTCAATGATAAAGAATTAGGAAAGCATAATGTTGGTAGATTAGAGTATAATGAAGATAAAGTAATTAAATGGACTGATGTACAAGATGCTCAACCTCAAAGAGATTGGCCTATATTAGACCCTACCATAAATTACATAGAAGTATTTGAACTACCTCAACAGGATAAGAATACAATGGTTGTACCACGCAACAGGTACATAGGAGGTATTGACCCTTACAATCAAGATCAGACAACAAACTCTGAATCAGTTGGTTGTATGTTTATAATGGACTTATGGACTGACAGGATTGTATGTGAGTATACAGCACGTCCTGAAAGAGCAGAAGATTTCTATGAAACTTGCAGAAGAATATTGGTGTGGTACAATGCAACAGCAATGTATGAAGCTTCAGTAACTCTGATGTACAAGTTCTTTGAAAGGAAACAACAACTATACTTGCTAGCTGATACTCCAAGCTACTTACGAGATAGAAATACTTGGAGAGAAGGATTGGATACTTCAAAAGGTATAAAGCCAACTGAAGATGTAAACAAAAGAGGAAGAGAATCACAAAAAACCTGGATGTTAGCTGACTTAGATTTAACTACAGGCTCCAAAAAGATAGATTCAATAAGATCTGTGGGTTACTTAAAAGAAGTTATAAACTGGAATAAGGATGGTAACTTTGATAGAGTATCCGCAATGAACATGTTATTTTTGTACAGGGAAGACCTTACAGATGATGTTGCAGAAGAAAGGAAAAAGCCCAAGTCAAATAAATTTGGTAACTTTTTTACTAAGTTTAAAGTACAAAGGAAGTTAACAGACATTTTCGATAAAGAAGATTTTGAAACATTTGAGAAATACAGATAAATGTTAGGACAAGTAAAATTACTCCCAGACCAGATGGTGTCTGATGAAAAGAAGGCTACTAAAGAATGGCAGAAGAATAACATGGATGCTTTTGAAAACATCATTATGTTTGAGAATCGTCAATTACGCCCAACTCTTTATAATAAGTTCAACAACTATAATCTAAAAAGAGGAGTAATAAACCAAGCAGATTTTGAGAAGATACTAGACCCACATGGGCTAGGATTAAATTCTTTTCCTGCAAGGCTAGAACACATGGGCTTTGGTAATGCCAAAATAGACCTATTAGTAGGTGAGCACATGAACCGTAGGTTTGATTGGAGAGTTACCTTAAGTAATAATGATGCTGAAGGTATCTCAGGAAAAGAACAAAGAATGATGGGTAGGGTAAAGCAAGAACTTGTAGATATGTTACAAGGTAACCTACCTGAAGAAGAAGCTCAAGCAAGATTACAAAGGCTTTCTGATTACATGAACTATGAATGGCAAGATGTAGCAGAGTCAGGAGCTCAAAAGATATTAAAGTATTATTACAAACAACAAGATTTAGATACAATATTTAACAGGGCATTTGAAGATGCGCTGATTGCAGGTGAACAGATAGTATTTACAGAAGCATTAGGTAAAGAACTTTTCATAAGAAAAGGAGACCCAACAAAAATCTTTACCATAATGTCAGCTGAATCCATTGATGAATCAGGACTTGAGGCACTAGTAGAGGTAAGTTACCAAACAGTATCAAATGTATTAGACAATTTCCACGCCTACTTAGATACAGAAGCCATTGCTAAACTACAAGCCTTTAAAGGTATCTCGCCTTTTGGTGGTACATCTGGTTGGACTTACCCTACTTATGGCCCTGTAGGTGAATTAGCTATACCTGATAATTCTATTACAGCTTCAGGTATATTCCCTGTATCTGAATTAGAAAGAACACTATTTGCAACTAACATAGATGTAAATGGTAACATGCGTGTTGTACATTGCTTGTGGAAATCAAAAAGAAAAGTAAAACTACTTAAGTCTTTCAACGAAGAAACAGGACTGGAAGAAGAAAAGTATGTACACCAAAAGTACAAACCTAATAAACTAGTAGGTGAAGAGATAGTAAAAGAAATGTGGGTAAATGAATGGTGGAGAGGTTTTAAGATTGGCTACGATATATACGTAAAAATAGAACCTGTACCATTCCTTTCTACATCTTTAGATAATATCTCACGTCAAGAACCACCTGTTACTATACAGATATATAATACAAATACTTCAAAGGCACAAAGTCTTATGGATATTTGTAAACCTTTTGATTACATGTTAGATGTACTCTATTTCAAGAAGAAACATTTAACTTCCTTAATGTTACCTGACATGTTGGTATTTCCTACTTCAATGATGCCTGATAACATGAATCTTGAAGAGTTTATCAATTACATGCAGACTACTGCTACCATACCTCTTGACCCTACTGCTGAAATAGACAATGGAGCATTGGCAGGTAAAGCAGCAGGACAAATAAACAATACAGTAGGAGCTAACATCATTTCAGCAGCTCAGAATGGCCCACTTTCAGTTATAGGTAATCTTATAGATACCACACTACAAAGTATGGATCAAGTAACTGGTATAACTCAACAAAGACAAGGCGCCATACAGAATAGAGAATTAGTAGGTAACGTAGAAAGATCTGTAACACAGTCATCTCATATAACTGAAAAATGGTTTAGGTTAAATGATAAGTTTAAATTACGTA